AACATTACTTGTAATAACATTACCTGGCCCACTCGGTGTTATTGAAATGTCTCCACCACCTGTTGACACAATACTATTATTGTTAACATCTAGGTTTCCACCAAGTATTGGTGCGGCATCACCGCCAACACTACTTAACTTATTGTTAAATGTATTCCAATCAGTAGAGGTTAAATAACCATTTGCTGATGTAGTTGCCGCTGCCATTGATATAGCTGGCGTTGTTCCCCCTGAAGAAACTACTGGAGCTGTTCCTGTAACGCTTGTTACGCCAGAAGTTGTAACATAACCTTCTGTAGAATGATCTCCCCAACTATAAGCAGTGTTCCAGTTTGTTGAATTATCTGTTAGTATACTATAAGTGCCGCTACTAGCACCTCTAAGCATAATTCCTTGTGATGTAAAATCACCATCAACAACAACGTCAGCATGAGATGTCTCACTTGTAATATACCCCTGAGTTGAATGGTCACCCCATCCATAGGCTGTGTCCCAATTAGAACTATTGTTGGTGGTAATACTATAAGTACCAGAGCCATTAGTGGTCATAAGTCCCGATGTACTAAAGTCACCATCTACAAGTACATCAGTGTGTGAGGTTTCAGAGGTTAAGTAACCAGCAGTTGAGTGATCACCCCAGCCATAAGAAGTGTCCCATTGACCTACCTTAGTATCGGTAATGGTATTACTACCCATGTCAATTATTTCACCATTAGCATCTAGTGTGCCTCCTAGTTGCGGAGTAGTATCATCTACAACTGCAGTTAACCCCCCACCTGACCCTCCGCTATACTGAGGTATGTTTAGCGTGTCGCCTATTAATGTAGCTGCACCTGACGCGCCTATGGTAGTTAAAGTAATGTCTCCTTGCTTTGCGTCTAATGCTGCTTGTAAATCTGTTTGATTAGATAGAGTCCCTGTAATAGCTCCCCAAGCTACTCCAGTAGTAATACTTAAGTCCCCGCTTCCAACTAGCGATGCCCCATTTATACTTTTAATATTAGTCTGACTTACTAATGTATCTTGTTTTGCGTTTATTTGAGTCTGTATAGCCCCAGTTACGCCTGAAAGATATCCTAGCTGAGTTTCTGTTATAGAAGATACACCTACTTTACCAGATACGTTAGAGATTAATACTCTAGAGGCTGTTAAGTCTGCGCTAGTTATAGTACTGGCTCCTCCTGTTATAGTAGCTTGTTTAGCATCTAACTGAGTTTGTGCGTTAGAGCTTAAAGTGTTTATATATTGAAACTCAGTATTTGTTACGCTACCATTTGCTAGTTTTTCAGCATTTATACCTGTGCCAAGTTTAGCATCACTAACAACTCCGTTATCAATGGTATAGGTAGCCCCTGATGAGCTTATAGTAATGTCTCCTTTGTCTCCGTCGGTTACTGTAGTTAAAGCGTCTAATAACGCTTTTAATTCTGTTATAGCATCTTGTACGTCTATCGCAGTTAATCCACTTACATTATTGTCGTAAGAGGAGTCATTAGCATCATGAGAGTGGCTTATACCTGCTTTAGCATTTAGAGCATTTTGTAGATCTATTTGCGTTGAAAGTGTACCTGTTATATCTCCCCATTCTAAACTTCCCCCAGACCCTGAAGCATTAGCTTTTTGTATAGCAAGTCCAAGAAGTCTAAGAGTCTTAACTCTGAAATTGTACCCTTCTAAAGGCTGCTTTTTTAGTTTATCTAATTTTAATAATAAAGCCTCTAATTCATTATACGCTTCTGCAGGAGTCATTATTTACTTGTTTTAAGTTTATTGGAGAGTCTCATTCTTTCTATGTCTCTTTTTAACTGTCTTTCTTTGTCTGCCTCTGTTGATTTAGATGCTAACTTTTTATCTGTGGAAGTTCGTTTCTCTTCTACTTCTAGCTGCTTCATTTCGTATTCTACTTCATCTTTTATAGCATTTCTATTAGTATCGTTGTCTTTAGCTGCTAAATTATTTTCTTTAATATCCAGTTCTCTATTCTTTAGATTCCAATCCATCTCATCTTTGTACTGCTTATACAGTCTTTCCTTTTCAGCTTCTTCTGACGCTGCTTCAATTTGACGAGCTTGAGACTCTTGTTGTTGTTTAGAAATTCTTTCAGAAGATGTTTCTAATTTTCTAACAAGGTCTTGTGTAGAATCTCCAAGGTGTATTGCTACCATATCACTCATAGTGGCTTGCCCTGATTGTACAGCTGCCATCGCTACTTGTTTTAGTGTATCATGTAGAGTTAACTCTTTGCCTGAGTTTGCTACATATATATCCATATGAGATTCTGATATCTCAGAAAAGTCTTGAATCATCTCAAGCCCTATTTCATCAAATACATACTGACCACTCTGTGGATACTTACTATATAAGTACTTAGCTTTTTCTAGTAATAGTGTTAGTGCTCTCTTTTCAAACTCAGACTGCTTATAGAACAAAGGTTCTGTTATAGCTGAAGACTGCTGGAATCCTACTTGAGTAGCAGTAGCAGTTTCTGAAGGACTTATTTGGGCTTCTCTTTGTCTGTTAATTCCCGTTACCTTAGACATTTGATCTTCAAGCGACATCATAATCTCAGTGTATAATCTTATATCCTGATATGCCTGTGATTGTATAGCAGTAGCAGTTAGGGTATTAAATACTCCTGCAGATTTATTCTGTGATGGGCCTTTTAATATTTCTTGTGTAGGATCTAAAGGTGCTAGTTTTTTCTTTATTGCGTAGTTAAGCCACTTCTCTGCATCCCACCCATGAGGTACCATAGATGCATTATAGAAAGTCATTGTTCCAAAGTTAGCAGCAATCTCTTGTTCTCTTTTCCAATAAGCAATATCGTAAGAGTAGTCAAGAGGTTTTATTACATCCATTAATGAATGAACTTGACCTTGGTTAGTATTGTAATATTGTCCTACAAAATTAGGGTTACCTTCAGAAAGTTGATAAGGGGATCTAGACTGAAACTCTATAGGGCCCCAATCTACAAGTATATCATCCTTGATGAGTGTAGCTTTATACCATTCGTTTACCCAATACCAGTTGCATTTTTCTCCCTTGTTTTCATTTACAGGGTAGCCTTCTGGAATAATCATTTTTTGCTCTGACCCATCTAATGGATCATAGTAAGTAAGCTCTCCTATTTTTTTACGAGACCTCCAGTTAATGTATGTAACTAATAAGTTACCGTCATTATCTACAAAGTTTCCTCCGTATTGACTAATGTTAGGAGGTACTATAGTTACGTTAGGTAATGTACTATCTGCTGCAGCTGACATTAAACTATTGTCTATTGCACTGTATGGGTTTCTAGCTTTACTCTTAGTGTCTAAGCCTGCCTCTAACTCGTCTATTTGTTTAGCAGTTAGTTTGTCATAGTAGCGGTCAATTATCTGTCCTACTGACTTATAATCAAACCATACTATAATATCAGAATCTTCTACCTTTTCAGAGTATCCAGACCCTAATGTATAAAACTGTAAAGGATTTACTTTTTCTATTAGCAAGTCTCTTCCTGTAACATCTATGTACATAACCTCTTCTCCACATACTAAGGCATCCTCCCAGCATTGCGCAAACTTATATTTAAGGTCATTCCTCTGTACTTCTCTTTTTAAAATCTTAGTGGCCGTCTGCTCTCTAATATCTTGATATTCGTACTTTAAGTATTTTGATAGGTTCTGTAACTCTGCCTCGGCAGTTTGCTCGTTTAATGACTCAGACATTACCATGTTCTGAACTTTACCTATAAGCAAGTTTTTTAAATCTTTTTCTTTTTTGTTTATGCCATCCCTGTCTTTAGAAGAAAGAAACACTTTAAAGTTTAAAGGTCTTTTAAGCTTTTCTCCTATTAATAGATTTACATAAGCGTTACCTCTTCCAATATGTTTAAAGGTATCTGGGAAAGTGTCGTCTTTTAATTTATGAGGATTGCAGATTACTTCTACATCTTCTAAATTAATTTTATTTATCCTTAAGTTATAATTAGTTACTTTATTTCTAATTGATTTCCTAATATTGCTATTGTTTTGAAAAATAGGCTCTGCGGCTGCTTTAGCACATTCCATTGCCCACTTCTCATTCTTTTTAGCTTGAGGAATTTTTTGCCTAGGAAAACTTGAAATATAATTCGACATGTTTGCAAATTTAGGCAAAATTAAGTATAAGTTTTATTAATTACTTATTTTCACCGTAATCATATATAGTGGTTTTTACTACTCCTATCTCTGATTTATCAGCCCCTAACCCAAATTGTTTAAAGTAATTAGATGCAGTATAAACTTCTTGTTGTTTTTGAGAGGTAGTTTCTTCTTCTTTGTATAACGTATTGTCATACCACATTACCTGTATAAACGCGGATACTCTATCAAAGTTTCCTTTAGGATTCCATTTAATTAACTCTTCTAATAGCCCTAATGATTTTATTTGATGTAACTGTAAAAGGGTATCCCCTTCTTTTAAAATCCTTAGTAAATGAGATTTAATAAAGTTACGTCCTGTATCATTGACTCTAGTTGTAGCAGGTAGTCCTTTAGATGAGTTAGTGTTTATTCTATAGGTATCTCTGTTCCTAAGTTCCATAGGAGTTTCTGCTAATAGATGAGTTTGGTTTCTATTAGAAAAGTAAGTGTACATTCCTAGTAGAGACTGTTCATACATAATACTGCAATTGTAGTATAGTGCCAATCTTCTAGATATTTCGTAAGCTTCGTTAGGGTCTTCTCTTCTACCTGTAAATTCTGCTACTACTTTACCTGTCCATCTATCAAATACTAGTGCGCAGAATAAAGAATCTGTAGTAGACAAAGCTTTATCTACACTATCGACTCCTATTATATATCTATTAAACGGTATAATATTCTGGTCATTGAGTTGTGGTTTTTCAAATAACTCTATAGCTCCCTTCTTGGAATACCCAGGGGGTAAGGGATACTCCCTAATAGGTCTTAATTCTAAATCTGTTTTCCATTCTAGTTTTCCTTCTGTGTATGTAAGGCTTCCTACATAGCTAGCGTCGCTTCCTTTATGAGGGTTAGACATAAGATCTGCTAAATGATCTTTTAGTAGTAAAGAAGGGAAGAAGTTATTTTCAGGATCTAAGAAAGCTTCAGAAGGTATACGAGGTGCGTTTACTACTAAAGACTGATATACCCTAGGATCTGGATTATTTTTTGCTTTTGTTCTTTCATACTGAAGAGCTACGTTAGCTTTATCTTGATCAGTTATAAGTTCAGGCTTTGATTTATATTCATTTCTTGTTTTATCAATAGGTACAAAATATCCTATTTTACCTCTTTGCTCAAATATATCTTCAAACTCTATGCAGTTATAATCACTAGGATTTCTAAATATTTTTTCTGCATACTTTACAGCTGCTCCTTGGAATAAACCTCCTGTACCTAACATCCATATAACTAAGTTCTTATGTTCTTTAGATGTCTGAGATCCCATCATAGCACCTAAGGCATCTATAATATTAGTAAAGAATCCAATCTCATCTAAAGCTGCAAGGTTAGGTCTACCCGCGTTACCTGCCATAGGGTTATCCTTAAAGGTACGATGGTATAGCTTAGAGCCATGTTTAGAAGTTAAGTTATGATTAGCTTGCCATGAGCCTCTAAAGGAGCATAAGAAGGGCGGAGGATACTTTACAGAATCTCCTTTGACTCTAATACTTTCGCCTCCTTTCATGTGAGCCCACGAGTATCTTACTTTATCTAATAGCGGAACTGTATACTTGGTATCAATAGCTCCTACTATAGTATCTGATACAGTATACATTCCTTTTTTAGCTTTTTCCAGGTAGACGTCATAATCTGTAGCGCCTCCAAATAAAAAGTTATGGGATATTAAACCCGCAGTAGCAAATGATTTACCTCCACCCCTAGCCTGAATAGATATAAAGTTTTGTGCAGAGTTTTTGTATAAAGGTTTTCCTAAAGAGTTTCCGTGGTTTTTTCTCAAGTAATCTCTAGCAGAAACATATATTTTAGATGCTATCTCTTTCTCTGTTATCCTTTCAGTAAGAAGTGCTAATTCTTTATTAGGACCATAATTTCTGTCACAGGTATACTTATTGTCTTTTGTAAATCCAGAAAACCCCCTACACTCTTCATAGTAATAAAATATTTCCCAATCAATATCTCTAAGGAATGGAGTACCTGGAGATAATCCTTTTGTAAAAGAATCTTCTAGTTCTATGTGGTGCCAATTAATATAGTAGTATAAAGTACCAGGCATCCACTTACCCTGTTGCCAATAGCCTTCTATACACTTTCTTTTTTCTTCTTTAAAAAAAGTTAGTCTATCATAATACTGAGTAATAGGATGAAACGATGGTATGTTCTTAATTAAGAAGTTTTCGTTATTTACCATTATAAGTATCCTTGATCTGTAAGTGACTCGTTATCAGGGTTAGCCACTATTGATTTTTCATCTCCTAATATTTTTTTAATTTTTTCGTAGTCTGCATACATTTTAGGAGTAGTGGAGTAGGCTTTATCTAACTGCTCTGCAGTACCTTTTTGTAATATAGGCTGCCCTGTTCTAGAGTATTCATTATCTCCAGTCTTTGGGTCTACCTTAAACTGATCGAAGTAATACTCTTGATTTTTTAGATAACTATCTCTTTTATGCATTAGCTCATTCCAAGCAGTCAAAGATTTCTCTGCTTGTGAGATCTGAGTATCCTTAAACACTTTAATCATAGGCTCATAGTCTTCCCAGTTTAAAGTTTTTTCTTTTATAAAGTCTTCCTTAATACGTTCGTACTTGTTAGTTAAATTATACCAATTAGAGTTATGGCATTCTGCCAACGCAATGCCCCACATAATCTTAGAGCTTTTATTTTTATCTTTTGATTTGTCTTTTTTATAAAACTCACTAAAAGGCATTAGTATTTTAAACTCAGGGTATGAGGTCCAAAAACTTCTTTCTGTTTCAAAATCACTTATCATGCTTTAAAATATACTCGTTTCTCTTTTGTATCTTAGACGTTATAGGTATAGACTTGCCAAATCTACTCAACATTATAACTGGGAAGGTATCCTGGAGGTATTCTTTTTGGGGTGTAACTACTATTGACTTTGTTATCTTGGCCCTCGTCAGATGGAACTGTAGGCTCCACAGCCTTAGGCTCTCTTGCGGGCTTAATTGATATTTCTTCCCTATCTCTACTATCCGATTCTTTTGCTTTGGACTTAATATCATTTTCTTTA